TGTACAATGCTTTACATTCTTTTTCGTGAGACTCTATAGCATTTAAAGCATCTTTAACTGTTGCCATTACTTTTTTGGTGCTATTTCTTTAGCTTTACCAATATTCATAGCTAACATATCTATGACTTTATATAGCTTACCAATCCAAACATCATCTTTAGGTGTTGGTGTGCTTGCTGCTATTATTGATGAAATTGTTACTATTGCTGTAACCCAAGTTACTATACTTATTACTATATCCATTACTTACCTCCTTTGGTATTTTCGGATTTTTCTTCTTTTTTAATAACTTCTTCAGAAACTTTTTTTGTTTCTTCTGCCATTAAATTATTAAACACTGATAAGCTTGCTTTTACTTGGTCTAATTGAAAATTTAAATTACCTTGTTTTTGCAATAAATCTGCAATTTGTGCTTTACAGTATTCTTGTTCTTTTGTTAATTTTTCTTCATTCATGTTAATACCTTATACTTAGTTAAAGTTTAATTATAATGCATTATGCAATCAAATTGAAATCTTATTAACTATTAGCTGCGATATACGCCTTACCAGTTGCAATAGCTGCAACGTGAGTAGTCTTTTTACTATCTGCTGCACCTTTTACATCAGGTGTATCGTCATCTGAATCAACAGGTGCATACTCTAAAATAAGTTCTAAGTGGTCTACATTTCTTTGTACTATTTCATTTATTTCAGCTTGTGTCATAGTAGTAGTGTCTGCTTCTGCTGAACCACCAACATAACTTGATTTTTTTCCATTAGTATTAATGTCATTAATTAAAGTTACGCTATCAGTTCCTGCTGCTAGACATTCTGTTACTGTTTGTGCCATATTATTCTCCTTTTAAAGTTTGTATTTCGGCTTTTAATTCATCTACTTGCGTAGATAGTTCTTGTACTGCTTTTACTAATACTGCTGTTAAATTAGCGTTAGTTATTTTTAATTTATCCTCTTGCTCATTATCAGCTATAACAGGATTATTACCTTCAATTTCTAAAATTTCTTGAGCTAAAAATCCATATTTAGTTTTACCTATAGGATTATTATCTTCTCTGTTGTCGGTAAATTTATAAGATACTGGTCTTAAATCATTAACTAAATCTAAGCCTACTGGTATATTTTCTATTTCAGTTTTATCTCTTGCATCAGAAGTTACAGTCCAGTCTACATTGATATAAGCATTACTAATACTATTATCTCCTAAGACAATTCTATCGCTGTGAGAAGTAATAGTAATTGGAGAACCACTACGACCTGCTAATCTACCAAGTAAAAGATTGTTTCCTCCAGTTGTTAATGATTGTCCTGCTAATCTACCTATGCAAGTATTATTAGAACCTGTTGTTAAATCTTCTGCTCCCTCAGAACCTACAATAGTATTTTCATTACCTGTAGTAATATTTACACCCGAGCTATTACCAATTCCAATATTTTCTTCACCTGTTGTAACATCTGTTAATGCCAAAGAACCAACTGCTACGTTGTTAGCTGATGTAGTACAAGCATCTAGTGCGTTTATACCAAGAGCAGTATTGTTAGACCCTGTTGTTAAAGTGGCTCCAGCATTTTGTCCCATAAGTACATTACCATCTCCTGTTGTAATGTCGTTTCCAGCATTTTGACCAACTGCTGTATTTTCTGTACCTGTAGTACAATTAGCCATACAATTTTGACCAACAGCAACATTTCTAATTCCTGTTGTATTACTTGTTAAGGCACTTTCTCCAATAGCAACTCCACTATGAGCAGTTGTATTAGCATCAAGTGCGTTTCTTCCTACTGCTACGTTGTCGTAACCTGTTGTGTTTGCATATAAGGTTGCACTACCAACTGCGGTATTGTTAGTTGCTGTAGTATTACTTAACATAGATGCATTACCAATAGCTGTATTGTCACCGCCTGTTGTATTATCTTGCAATGCTAATCTTCCAACAGCTACGTTTTCAGAACCTGTAGTATTTGCAAATAAAGAATGATACCCAACAGCAGTGTTGTTATCTGCTGTAGTATTACTAGATAAAGACGTTCTACCTAAAGCTACATTATAAGAACCTGTTGTATTAGCATCTAAAGCATTGCCACCCACAGCAGTATTAAATTGTCCTGTAGTATTAACACCCATAGTAAAAATACCAACTGCTGTATTATTTCCACCAGTGGTAGTTGCTTCCATAGCTCTCATACCTATCGCTGTATTTGAACCACCAGTCGTATTGGCTTCTAAAGCTTGTGAACCCACCGCAGTATTTTCAGCACCTGTACTATTTGTTAATAAAGCAAAATGACCAACTGATGTGTTATCACTAGCTGTAGTATTATTACCCAAAGCTGCTCTACCTAAACCAGTATTGTTATTTCCAGTTGTATTTGCATTTAATGCTCCTTTACCAACTGCGGTGTTTGGAGTACCTGTAGTATTAGATGCAAGAGAATCATATCCAACTGCGACATTGTTACTTGCTGTGGTGTTTGCTTCTAGGGCATCTTTACCAACTGCTACGTTTCCTGTACCTGTGGTTGTATTTTCTAAAGCTTGTTTACCAATACCTGTGTTATCTCCACCTGTGGTAATTGCAGTTCCAGCTCCTTTACCTACAATTGTACAACCAGAAGCAGTAGTAGCAGTATCTAAAGCTAAAGAACCTACAGCTACATTATCTGTTCCTGTTGTCAATAAAGCCATTGCGTTATAACCAACTGCTGTGTTGTGTGAATCTGTAGCACTCGTAAAGTTTTGTGTGTTTAATGTACCCCAACCTAAAGCTGTTGTTTTGCTTCCTAATGTATCTGAGGTTAAAGAACTTCTACCTACAGCAACATTATAATCTGCATCTGTTAAAGCATCACCAGCTTTATGACCGACTATTACATTTTCTTCACCAGTTGTCATAGATTTAGCAGCGTCCATACCTATTGCTGTATTATCGTGTCCTGTAGTGTTTGCTCCTAAAGAGGCATATCCAACTGCTGTGTTATTATCACCAGTTGTATTGGCATCTAAAGAAAGTCCACCTATAGATGTATTTTCAGAACCTGTAGTGTTAGAACCTAAAGCATTTAAACCTATAGCTGTGTTGTTTGATGCTGTGGTGTTTGTTGTTAAAGCTGCATAACCAACTGATGTGTTGTTAGCTCCTGTAGTATTTGTAGTTAAAGCCTGAGAACCAACGGCTGTATTATTAGCACCTGTTGAAACAACTCTAAGAGCTTGAGAACCTACACCAGTATTATTATCTGCTGTTGTCAATGCTGATAAACTAGCTCTACCAATACCTGTATTATGAGAACCTGTTGTCAGTGCATCTCCTGCATAAGCACCCATAATTGTATTATTATCGCCACTTGTTAGTGCATTAAACACTTCATAACCTAAACCTGTATTATCACTAGCAGTAGATAAAGTACCTGTATTAGCATCTTGACTGATTAAAATACCTTGTGCAAAGTTAGATATATTAGAAGATATACCTAGGCCATTGATTGTGCTTGAACCTGTAATAGCTCCGTCTACTTGTAGTGTAGAAGCCATATCTACAGCACCATCTATATCTACAATATCTAAATTAGTTGTACCATCTACGTCTATATCACCTGAGATGTCTAGTGAGGTAGCTGTTAAAACTCCAGTTACGCCTAAAGTACCACCAACAGTCATATCGTCAGTTACGGTTAAATCGTCTTGTACTTTTAGATCTACTACGCTTAGACTAGCGAAAGCATCAACAAATGCTGCTCCACTTCCTGCTCCGTCTGAATAAACTGCTTTAGTATCTCCTGCAGGAATAGTGATGTTAGCTCCACTACCTTGGGAAATGATTATATTTTGAGAACCGCTAGTTGCATTTTCAATAAACCACATTTTACTAACGGTGTTAGGGCCAATAGTAATAGTACAAGCTGAGTCTAAAGTACCTGTATATTTAAGGTACATAGACCTGCCTGGGTCCGTTGCTCCGTCAGCTATAGTTGTTGCGTGTGTATCAGCGTTAGTTGTTATTGCTTCAGTACCATAACTAAAGGCTTCGCCTATTAATTCTAAATTTGTATTAGTAGTAGTACCCCAAGTTCCAGCTCCGTCACCTGTTGCTAACTCGTTAAGTCTTAAGTCATTTACGTATGTGCTTGCCATTTTTATTCCTCGTAAAAATTATATAGTATTTATGCAGCAACTTCATCCCAATCTGGAGATTGTGTATCTGATACTGTAGTATAAGATGGACTCTGACTTTCATCAACTGGTGAATAAGATGGGGTTTGATTTTCATTCACAAGGCCCCAAACCAACACATCCCCAACAAATCCTGTCATAGCATTTAGCTCTGGAACTATATTTGCTTTAGCATTTACCGTTAAGCTTCCAACAGCCCCAGTCGCTGCAACTCCGTCAACATGTACGCTATTGACTAATATAAATGTCGGTGTTCCTACAGCACTTGATGCAGCAAGTCCTGAAACGCCAATGTTATTGTTGGTAACTAAAGATGTAGTTCCTAATGCTGATGTGCTTTCAAAACCTGTTACGGATATATTGTTAACCGTTGAAAGCGTTGCTGTTCCAAGAGCTGATGTAGCTGCTAAGCCAGTAACGGATATATTGTTAACTGATGTTGTGGTTGCTGTACCTAGCAAACTTGCCGCTAAAACACCTGAAACAGGTACATTAGCTTCAGCTTGAATAGTTACGCTTAAAGATCCTAAAGTAGCTGTTACACCACCTACAGAAGCTATAGCTTGGGCATTTACTGCCGCAACGGGAGTTCCAGTTGTACCTGCAGCGGGTGCAGTCGGCTCGACTGGTATTGAGCCTTCACCAAAACCTAACTGGCCCCAGGTACCTCGACCCCAACCGTTTAGGAAATCAGCCATTTTAGGCTATACGTATAATTGCCGTAGACGCTGCTTTTGCTGGAAATACTACTGTAAAATCACCTGCGGTAGAAGTTTTGTCCCCACCAAAGTCTATAGTTGCTACTGATTTATCACCGTTTGTATCGTTATAAATCATACAGCCTCTTGCTGTAATTGTAGCTGTACTAAAGGTTAGATCATTAAAGTCTGTTACTGCTGTAGTACCTGTAGCAGATGGCGTTACGTTTGTTAACGCAGAACCTCCTGAAGTATAGTTAGTACCACTAGCTTGTCCAGTCGTAGTAAAAGCAGTAGTAGTAGCTCCTAGAGTAGCTGAACTTGTATATAAAGCCAGTTTAAAACTATTACCACTTGAATTAGTAAAGTTATGAGTTCCAGTTAAAAGCTCTACTTTAAAGCTTGTTGTCAGAGTAGATGTTATTGCCATATTAAATACCTTTAATTATTTTTGCTAAATCCTCGCTACCTTGACCAGATAAATCTTGAATTAAAGTAGCCTTATAAGATTTTAAAGCATTTTTAATATATATCAAACATACTTTGTATATTAGTTCCTGGTAGGCTCTTGCCTGAGCTTTAACATGCTCTTCATTATCGTCTGAAATACCTACTATTTTTTCTGTCAACTGCTTTGCCCAAAACTCAGGCGGATGGCCGCCAAACTTAGTTGTAGCCACCTCAACCATACCTAATTCAGGCACTCCGTCTGGAGTAATTTTAATTACCATTTGTTAGGCTCCACAGGGTCATTTTTTTTTAAATGGCTGTCATTTCTATCTATCAAAACAGGCTCAAATGTTTTTTCTGGCTCTTGATTTTTTATAACCTCACTACGATTCATACTTTGCAGATTGCCTTCATCATCAGATAAAACAATTAAAGGGTCATCTAAACGATGATAACCATATAACTTTTCTTCTGCTGGAACTGCTGCATCAAGCAAGTAACTTGACTGAGCTACCTCTACTTTCATTCCATCACTCATACATTTACTTAACCAAAATTCAGTACAGGCTCTTCCAGCTTCTGCAAAATATAAATTACCTTTATAGCCAAAATCTACGCCAAACATTTGTAAATGTCCTATTTTATTGTATAAAGCAAAAGCTATTGCATAAGCAACTGTATTGTTAAGATAGTGACATCCCCATTCTTTTAATACTTCGTTTATTGGATATTCAACTAGACCAGGACATCTTTCGTCTAGCTCACATGTATATATAGGTCCTTGATGTTCTTTTAATACTTTAGCCATACTGTTAGTTTGGCCTCCTGCATCATCTGTATCTAAAAACCTAGATGGTGGGTCCATCATAAAGACTCTATCATGGTGTATAACGTCAGAAACTGCGTTAATTGCCCATACTTCATCAAATTCTGCGCCATGTGATTTTGCCATGCAGTAATCAAACCAGCTTTTACCCATGCCAACGATGGCTACATTTTTCCCTTCAAGTTCCTTGATTGGATTCATACCTATCTCCTTTTGTTAAGTTAACTTACTTGCGAGCGGAGTGAGTCATATCGGTATTCATCTCGTCTACCTCTTGCCTCGGCTCGTTCTTTTATTCTTGCTATTTCCTGCGCGAATCTATTTTCATAATTTGCTAATAAATCTGGCTCACCTTTCATAAAAGTATGGCCTTCAATTAAAGATGCATATAGTAAGGCATCTCTAGCATTAACAGACAACCAGGTCCCTGATGTGTCTGAAACTAAACTTGTTGGTTTGTATAAGTAATGTAATTCTACTGTGTAATTTGCGTCTGGTACTGGAGCTAGTGCTATTGTTGAACCAGAGCTAGAGGATGTTGAATATGCTTTATCATAGTCTGCATAATATTTTGGCAATCCTCTTAAAGAAACATCACTTAAATCTGGAGTGTATTCTTGCATAAAACTTGGATGTTTTTTTAATAAAAAATGATAATCGTTTGTTGTTGAGTCTATAACTGCTAACGAAAAAGTAAGAAGAAAATCATTTGGAGCTGTTAAAAATCTATTTCCTGCTGTTACTGTACCTTGAACATTTTTACGAAATACATCTTCTTGAACCAAGTTAAATATTCTATCTTCTGCATTTTTTACAAAATCAGCTATTGTTGAAACAAAAGTGGACTCATCATTGTTAAGATAGTTTTGAATTAATGTGCTTAGTTCTGAATAAGTCATACTGTAATTGTAACCTCTCCTAAAGATGCTGTCATTCTATAACCAGGTATAGGACTACCAATTATATTATCATTATTACTTAATATGTAGCCTTCGCCAACCTCTACATCATTATTTGGTCTAGGTTCGTATAAAGCTTCTGGGTCAGATATTGCTGGAGTAGGCTCTAATTGAGGATGCTTGGTTTCAAAACAATCTGGACATGTTTTTAAATTATTCCATTCTTTTTTTAAGTCTAGTAATTTATATTCAAAACCACACCTATCACATAAAGCTTTGGCAAATTTTGCTGAAGCGTAAGCCATTAACTTATATAAGGCCTAATTCTAAATGAAGCCCTATCCTCGTCTGTTGATGAAGCTCTTTCAAATTCCTCTTCATACATTTGTTTTAACATACCTGACTTTTCTGGAGCTTTCTTTACTGATATGTAATAAGCTAAACCAGCTGCAAAACAAGGATAAAACCTAAATGGCATATCCATAGTATTAATAGCTGTATCTGCATCATCCATTCTTACCAACTTATTAAACACCAATACATCTGTAGAGTTTTCTGGAGCTGGCCATATTTTTAAAACTGCTGCATTTTGTTTGTCTAAAAAGAATTGACTAGGCCTTCCTGTTGTTGCTTTAACTGGTATATTAAGATATTCACTACGACTTAATCTTCTCATAGATAAATCAGTTGTTACGCTGCCATCAGTTCTTCTTAAACTACAATCTAATATATCTATTACGTTAGAGTTTAAAGTGTAAGTTAAGGTATCTTTAGTAACGGTTTGAGTAGCTTCTTCTATAGTCCATTGATTTAACCCTCTGTTAGCCCATTCAGCCAACATAAGGTTAATAGAACGCTTTGCGCTTACTAAATCATAACCAGTACGTAATTCAAGACCACATCTTTCAAAAGCTTCTTCAACAAACTCAGTTACGTTTGGTTCAAAATTTGTACTATCAGATGTTGCCATAATTAATCTTCCTCTGGAGCATATAGATTGTTAAACGTTACGTTTGGGTCCATATAACTCTCATGTTGTTCTGCTGAATGTGTCCATTGTGAAGGCATAAAATCTGGCGCTCCTTCACCTACACGCCATAAAGCAGGATTCGTAGCTCTTACTCTATTATTAGGTAAAGCTACAAAATTACCAGTATACTCGCCAGCATCAGTTAAATATAACACATGTGACTGCTTATGTTGAGCAGGGTCATCTGCTATTGAGTTATCAGTATAGTCTACAGTAAATAAATACTTACCAGTATGAAATTCTCCACCTATTTTACAAAGCCAGGGAGATGAACTTACCCTATCTAAAACCACAACAGAATGTTCGTGACTTAAGCAATCCCAAGGTTGAGCTAAATGGTCTTCCATAGGAGTTGGCCATTCCTCTAAAGGAATATCTGCTACTAAAGCTTGAATAGGCATTCTTGCCCACATAGCGCCGCCATGAATGTTTGGCGCATCTTCTTCATTGTCTATTTCACAGCCAGTAAAAACTACTTGGAATGATAAAGACCTGTCTGGTAATGTATTTACAGCTATAACAAGAGCATGCAAATACTCTCCGTGATAATTACTATGATTTGCTGTAAATTCTTTTCTTACCCAGCATTTAAACTGCGGTATGTTAGAAATTAAATATGACATGTAAGGCGCAAATTAAACTTTGCCGCCTTTTGACATATATTTAGTTCCTTTTGCTGCACCACCTTTAGACATATATTTGGTTCCTTTTGCAGCTCCGCCCATTGCCATATACTTAGTGCCTTTTGCTGCTCCACCTTTAGACATATATTTAGTCCCTTTTACAGGTCCACCAGCAGCATACATTTTAGTTCTTTTAAACATTATATTCTCCTAACTCATTGTAGTTATTTTTCTACGGTTGTTCATAACTTTACCACAGCCTTTAGCTATAAAACCACCA